ACAGTTAACGCATTAGTAGTTGTTGTTGCGGCAATATTTACATAGTTAGCGGTAACCAAATTACCCAAGTTCGCATTCAACGCACTGTTGATGTTACCGGTGAAGTTAGCGGTGTTACCACTTAGTTCTAGGTTAACAGTTAGATTATTAGTAATAGAATTAGATGCTACATTCACGTAGTTGGCAGTAACCAAGTTACCCAAATTAGCATTTAATGCGCTATTGATGTTACCAGTGAAGTTAGCAGTGTTACCACTAATTTCATTGTTGACTGTTAAATTACTAGTAGTAGCATTGGCATTAATATTTAAAATATTACCAGTAATGTTTGCATTAGCTGACACATAGTTAGCTAATAGCGTATTAGTTACATTTATGTTTGAATTTGCATTAACGTTATTAGCCAGGACGTTAGCGTTAGCATAAAGATAATTTGCTCTAGTAATGTTTGTAACATCTAGATTACCAATAATACTTAATAATTGCTGTGAGTTATCCCATACAAAATTAGCAGATGCCCCAAAGTTTTGATTATCATTAAACTGTACTTGTGAGTTACTTCCTGCGGCTTGTTGCAAATCCCAGGGGACGCCATTACTGTAATATAGGTTATCTGTGAGAACTCCCCAAGTAGCTGTAGAATTAGATATTAGCAAATTACCAGAGAAGATTGCATTGCTTGCAGTAATATCACCGTTAGCCAATATTATATTGGCTGGTACTTCACCTACAGAGAAGCCGGCTACTGAGTTTAATGATTTAATTGCCATTTTGTTTTCCTATATTCGTATTTATCTTTTTTGATTAGTCAGCATAGACTGTAATTAACATTTTGTATGTGACTGGTGTTGATGTATTGGGTGTTACTTTTAACTGTATTGATGCCGGAACTATAATATTTCCCGCATCGTAATCTACTTCAAAGTTGCCCACTCCCCCATTAACAAACAAACTAGCATACTCAGTAAAAGAGACTGTGCCAGTGTAATATAATGAACTAATCTTGCATGACTGTCTTGATGGGCCTGCGGGCTCAGTTGCAACAATTTCAAATTCAATACCGGAAAGATTAGCAACTGGTTTTGAATATAACAATTGTCCTACGCCGGTACTAGCAGTAGTTGCAAAGTATACTTCTGAATATGACCACTTATAAACACCAGCACCCATCTGTACCGAGTTAGCTATTAAATTTCCACCAATACTAACAGTATTCGTGTAGTCGTTAAACGTAAAATACGGACTACCCTCAAAGTTATCATTTTTATTAAACTGTACTTGTGTGTTTGCGCCGCCTGGAGATCCATTGCCGCCGCCACCGCCATTAACTGCCCAACTTAGATTTCCGCCACCATCAGTTGCTAATACGTAGCCGTTAACTCCACCAGTTATATGTATGTTTGATATTGTACCTAGACTGATGTTAGCACTTCCGGCTGCATTAATGTTACCTGCAACTCGTAATATTGCAGAAGAATTAACAGTTAGATTACTGCCTATTGTTACTTTGCTACTAAAAGCCGCATTACTTGCATATACGTTTGTTGCAATAGTTAATTCACCGCCTGCTATTCTCTCAGAAGTAGTGATGTTACCTAAACTTAATAAATCACCATCAATATTAACATACGCTAAATTACCCAAACTAGTAATGTTTGCTTGTGCATTTTGACGTACATAATTAGCTACATCAGTAGTAATGTTAGTTAGTTGAGATCCGTTACCAATGAAATATGTAGCGGTTATATTACCATTAGAAACGATATTGCCAATATCAGAAATATCCTGCGATATAGATACATTGCCTGTCACCACTAGATTGCCGGTAACATTGACAGTATCATCTAATGAATCGCCTGATGATATATTTTCAACCTGTAGAGTGTTTGTTATTTTGTTATAAGTGAATCCGGAATCACCACCAAACGTGCCGGCATCATTAAACTGTACTTGTGTGTTTGACCCACCCGGTATACCGTTTCCGCCACCATTGCCTGTTTGTGCAGTCCAACTTAAATTGCCGGTTCCGTCTGTTTGAAGTACATAACCGTTAACACCTCCACCGATGTTTAAGTCCGCTACACTACCTAAGTTTAATGTAGACCCATTCCATGTAACGTTGGTGATTCCACCAAATACACCATTGGCATTATATTGCAACTGTGTATTTGAACCACCCGGTGTAGAGTTAAAAGGCTGACCATTAGAATAGTAATAATTGTTAGAATAAATCTTATTCGCAGAAACATTTCCTGACAGATTTAAAAAATTGGTAACTACATTTCCATTGGAGTCAATAACTTGGACGGCAGGTATACCAACAGAGTAACCAGTCAGCGTGTTAAATAATTCTGATGCCATAGATGTTCCCGAAGATATTTTGTTATTATATATTTATCTATTATGGACAAATAAAACCTAAGAAAAAAACACCAAGTAGTGCTTTTTTCTAAATACATAATGCTAACACGACAACCTAGTAGACCTCTTTGTGAGCATTGCAAAATAGCATTAGCTAAACCAAATGGTGTGAGTAAACACGGCTTTACTAAATGGCACAAGTACTGTGTTGATTGTGCCAAGAGTGCATATAACAGTAAGTTTGGTTATTTGCTACACAAGAAAAATAGTTGTGAGAAATGCGGCTTTATACCGGAAGACCGTTGCCAACTTGATATTATCTACAAAGATGGAAATAAAAAGAATAAAAACAAGAGTAATTTAAAAACGCTATGTGCTAATTGCAATAGGTTGCATACAAAAAAAGCTAAAGAAAAGAAAAAATCAATATTAGATATTACAGTAGATACTGACTATAGATTATGACCACTCACCATTAATAAAAACTTTTCCTAATTCTCTAGGCTTAGGAGTAGGAGAAATAACTGCGATGTTATTTTTATTTCTTATAAATGGTTTTGTTTTAGCAGTTTTAATAGGGTCAAACTTTACTCCGGGTTCTAATCCTAAAAACTCCCTAGTTAAATCCAAAAAGAATACCAAACGGTACTCATCTGTTAAGTTGAATGAACTATGCATTAGTTGATTTGAAAATCCAAACAAATCTCCCCAATCAACTTCGTTACAGTCTACTTCTAAAAACACATCACCCTTAGGTATGATTAGAGGTATATGAATTCTAACATTAGTACCTCTAATATTTTCAGGGTCTGTGTGTCTTTTGATTATGCTGTGTGGTGCCATACAACTATAATTTGCTAAAGAGCAGTTGTCCCCAAACTCCTGTATTAATTTATATGCAGTGGGATATTTTTTAGCACGAGGATGATCTTCGCTTAAGTTAAAACTTATATCCATTATACTATCATGTCTCTCACACTTGAACGCCACTGAACTCCAACTGTCAACGTTAGATACATATTTCCCTTCATTATTAGCAGAGATAATAGAACTACTAGCATCATATGTTCTATTAGCTAAATTAGGGATACCATTTGTTATAATAGCCTGTTTTAATGACTCATAACCTTCCATAAACTCATTAGTCAATGCGTTTTGAAAACTCATCAGATATTCAGCAACATCCCCTAATTCTTTTTTAGAATAAATGGCCTTCATCATGGTATTCTTTTAATATAAAAGTTAGGTGGCATTGCAGATAATATTGAATATCCGTTTTTCTTACGAATAAACGGCTTTGAATTCTCTACCATTTTTTGATTAAACACTGTGCCAGGTTCTAATCCTATAAATTCTCTATCAAAGTCTATCAAAAATATTACTCTAATTTCGTTTGATAAATTGAATGAGCTATGAGCATACTGATTATTAAATCCAAAGCAATCACTCCAATCCACTTCTTGTCCGTTTACTTCTAAGAAAATATCACCTTCGGGAATAATCAGTGGTATGTGTATTCTAACATATTTTCCTGATCTATTTTCGGGGCCGGTATGTCTTTTTAGTACACTATTAGGAAACATCGTACTGTAATTTGCAATAGGGCATTTATCTCCAAACTCTTGTATTAGTTTATACGCAGTAGGATATTTTTTAGCATGTGGATGATCGTCCTGCATAGTATAACTACGTTCAATTATACCATCATGTCTCTCATATCTAAACGGAACCGCAGTCCAACTGTTTACGTCGGGTTTATAAGTACCGTCATCTGTTTGAGTGACAATTGAACTTTCGGACTCGTATCCCCTACCTGCTAAGTTAGGCATACTATTTTCTCTTACTGCATCTGCTAGTGAATCGTATCCTGCAAGAAACTCATCACGTAATGCATCTTGAAAGCCCATCAGATATTCAGCTATGGGACCTAATTCTTTTCGTGTATATATTACCTTAGTCATGAAATTATTTATCTTAGTGATAATAATCTCAAATGTTTGAAGGCATTGATATACATCCAACCAATATCAAATTCAAACCACTTTCTACTTAATTTTGGATTACCTGGTTCCAGGTGATGATTATTATGAAGTTCTTCTCCACCAATAATAATACCGACAGGAATAATATTTGTACTACAATCTTTACTATTGCCGTTACGGTATCCCCACTTGTGCCCTACTCCATTTATAACGCCGGCGGCCCAAAATGGTATCCAAATCATTTGTATCAACCATATCAAAAATCCAATAGCACCAAATAATAAGATATTTACTAACAACATCAACACTACACCTGCATAATTATAAGATGTATATATTTTTCTTTCTAGCCAATCATCAGGTGTTCCTTTACCAAAGTTCACAATCATTTTAGCATTTTTACCTGCTATATAATAATAGTATACCCCCTTGAATAATATGTTCCAAATGCCATAGATTACAGGACTATGCGGATCACCGTCTTTATCAGTTGAACTATGATGTTTTCTGTGTATAGCGACCCATTGCTTAGTAATCATTCCGGTAGTAAGCCACAACCAGAAACGCATAAAATGACTTAGTATCGGGTGAAAGACTAAGCCTTTATGTGCTTGACCTCTATGTAAGAACAGGGTAACACATACTATAGTGATGTGTGTAATTATTAAAGTGTATAATATTGCGTTCATTAGATATTTAACCCAAAAAAACATAGTCTATACGTTAGCTATTACTATATGTGTAAGACATTTTTAACCAATAAAAAAAGAGCACCGAAGTGCTCTTTAATTCCTTCCCGTAACACAGACCGTAGTCTGTGCTCCCGAACAAGAAGATTTCTTGATTATTGGAATGTCAAGTTCTGAACAGCGATTTCACCAACATAGTCAGCCGCGTTACCGAAGCTAGATGCAGTGTTAGTCAATTCAATGTAACCATAACGTGTCATGAATGATACGACTGGTTCGAATGTTGACGGATCTAGAACAACACCAGAACTCATCAATGGAATGTATGGGCAATAGAATGCTGCCGCATCAGTCTCAGATGAACCCTTGTATCCAACTAGAACAGGTGTTGTGTCAGGAGCATAAGAGTCAACGAAAACTCTCATTGCGCCGTTCAATGTACCAACAAACTTAGTGTTTGTAGGTGCTTCGAATGTACCTTCTGTAGTACGAGCAAAAGCAGAAGTAGTTGCAGACTGTAGAACAGTCAAGGCAGCACTAGATACAACAGCCCAGTTACCAGCACCACGACGGGTACGTTGAGCGATCAAGTTAGCAACACGGTTGATTAGAACAGCTAAAGCAGCGTGTTCGTCACCAACGTAAGTAGCTGTACCAGATACAGTAGCTTGGTTGTATGTATACTCTGTAGATGCTAGAGTACGTAGAGATAACAAGATTTCTTGGTCAATCTCAGCAGTAATTTCTTGTGCTAGAGCGGCCATGATTTCTGCTTCAACGTCAATACCATGTTGGCTTTGAGCGTCTTGAGCCGCTTCAAATGTCCAACGTGCTTGCAACTTACGTGACTTAGCTTCAACAGCTTGACGCAAGATTTGTACGCTGATTTGCTTACCACCGTTACCTTCAAGAGCCGCTGTATTATTAGCAGTGTAGCTTGAAGAAGATGAGTCAGCTTGTGGTGTACGTGAATATGCCTGTGCAATTAAGAACGGGCTTAATGCTTCTTGACCAGCTGTAACAGAAGTTGCGGCTGCAGAAGTGTCAGTCAATGACTGAGCATAACGTACACGTAATGTGTGAATTTGACCAACTGGGCCGGTCATTGGCTGAACGCCTACCAATTCGTTAGCGATAACGGTTGGCATAACACGACGGATAACTGGAAGAATCACACGGTTTAATGTAGCGATGTTACCAGCAGTTGTAGTACCAGCTGAAGATTCAGCAAGTAACTGTTTTTTGGTGTTTTCTAAAATAACACCCATTGTTGAACGGCGAGTTCCTTTTAAGCCTTCTAACAGAGCTTCTTTGGTCTCGTCCCAACGGCTTTCTAAGAGTACTTTTGACATTTTATATTTCTCCTAAATCTATGTCTTTATTTTTAAAGCCCTGCCAGACGTTTAATATCAATTACGTTATCACGTGCTTCGACTTCAACTTCTTTTTTGGCAGTTTTATTACCAGTTGCTTCTACAATACGTTCCTTGACAATCTTTGTAGATTTGTCAGCTCCGGTATTCAACACTGCTGGTAAATACTTATCAAAAGCGGCTTGCAACTTAGTTGTTTGCACACTTTCTAGTAAGCTCTGCATTACAGATGCCTTTTCTTCGTTTAGAGTAGACAATAGTTCTCCCATTGCTTTCTCACGTTGAACCGACTCTTTAATAATGCGAACTTCACGTTCCTTACTTTCAACTAACTTTGCAGTTTGGTTTACTTGTTTATTAGCTTCAGCTAATTGAGAATCTTTCTCTACTAGTTGAGCTACCAATTTGCGAGTTTCAGATTTCTCATTTAAGTGAGTAACACTGAATTCACCTGCAAATGCTTCAAATAGACGACGACCAAAATTGTTCTCACGAGCAACTTTAATGTCTTCTTTCAATTGGCTCATTTCACCCTTTAGATGAGATGTTACAACCGTATTCAATCTCTTAGCACTTTCAGCCACAAAGCGTGACTTCAATGCTTCAAGTTGTTTACGACCTTCAGCAACTAACTTAACCTTAGCTTCAACAACTGCTTTCTTATCTTGTGAGAATTCTTTAATTTCTCTAGACAATGCATGAACAACGAATTGTTCTAGTTTTTGTTGACTTTCTTTTTGAATCTTACGGTCACTGCGTAGTTCTTTGATTTCTTCGGCTAGTTTAGTAACCATGAAATCATTGAATTTTGTTGCAGATTCACGTAATTTTGATTGTGCTTTCACACGGTCTTCGTTCATTGCTTGCTTCTCAGAGCGAAATTCTTGAATTTCTTCTGATAGGCTTTCTGTAACCATCTTATCAAGGGCTTCAACCATTACGACTCTATCGTGTTCGTAACGTTGTGCAAATTCTTCACGTAATTCTGCACGTACTTGTTCTCGGGCTTCATTTAATTTTGTTTCCCAAGCTTCGTTAAGAGCTTGACCAACATCTTCATTGATTAGTCCACCGTCAAGTAATGGTTTGATAGCATCAAACATGCTTATTCCCCTTTATTTGATTTTCAAGTCTTTGATTAGGCGCATTACTTCCTCTTTCAAATACTTTTCTACTTTTTTGTCGCCCTGAACATCCTTAGCGATATCCAACATTCTATGACCATGACGCATATTCATCATACCTTCATAGATTGCTTTAGGATAAGCGTTAGGTGCGCTCGGTTGAGCAACAATATCCACAGTGACTATTTCAAAGTCACTGACATGGCCATTCATGTCGTTAACGTTTCCGCTACCACGACTTGATACACCTAGTTTGACACCACTCTCCAACATGGTAGACACAAGTTGTCCCATTGGAGTTGGTAAAATCTTTAATTTGCCGAAGCCGTTTGCCCCGTCCATCCACATAGATGTAATCATATGTGACACACGGTCTAAGTTGATTTTTAAATCATCCGGATGATCGACTTCACCTAAGACTGAATAGCCTTCTGAGATTTGACTGTTAAGAGTTTCTACAGCATTGGTAATTTCGGAAACGGGGTAAACACGCTCATTAGCATTCTTTACCCCGCCCTGAATAAAAATCCCCTTCATATAAAGGGACTTTTCTTTGCCTTCACCTGACGACTCAACGACCATGCTAGCACGGTCGAATGTCAAGTGTTCTTTGAGATACAAAGCCATTTCTCTCAGATCCTGTTAGATACGTCTTTTAGCTGGAGTATTACGTGACTCAGCTACTGGGCTACGTACTTTACCTGCTTCATCTTTAGTAACTGGCTTAGGTGTAGATTCACCTTTTTCACTAAAGTTGTTCTGAGCAGGAGCATTCTTAAATGATCCAGCACCTTTTACAGACGTTTCACCTTTTGTATAAGCATTGTTTGGAGCTTTTGGGCTTGTTGGGACAGACTCAGATGCACCAGAGAATTTAACTGGCTTAGAATCCATTCCAGCTTGACCGCTGTTTACTAAGCTTGGGCTCTTTGTTTGAGCACCGTTGTCACCCATGTTACCGTACTTGTTGTATGTTTGACCACCAACTTGCTTTAACTGTACAGCTTCCATCATAGCTTCTTCGCCGCCCATGTCTTCTTCGCCGCCGAATTCTTCTTCACCACCGAAGTCTTCTTCGCCGCCCATGTCTTCTTCAGCGTCACCACCCATGATGTCTTCAAACTCAGCCATTAGCTGGTCTAATTTATCTTCTAAGTCAACAACACGGTCTTCCAAGTTCTCGCCTGCATCGCCTTCAACATCAGCTTCTAAGTCACTAGTGAAATCTTCACCGTCTTCTTCAGCTTCGTCATCAAATTCAATATCAGCTTCGTCATCTTCAGTCATGCCGCCGGCTTCTTCAGCATTGATTTCGTCAAGTAGATCACCTACTTGTCCGCCCATGCCTTCTTGCATTTCGTCATCCATCATTCCTTCATAGATTTCGCGGCTTTTTTCAACCACGATATCATGGAACAATGCACGTGCTTGTTCTTCGTCCTCATTAATGATTAAATTAATAAGTTGTTCAAATTTTTTGTTATCCATTGTTTGGTTCTCCTAAGTAGAATGGCTTTGTAGAATTATTTAGTGTGTATCATGGAAAACAGCACAATAAGTGCTGTTTTTTTACGTTTTCGTTCAGAATAACATTTTTACTGTTAAATTGTCGGAGTTTCTGCTCCGGCAGCGGCTGCTGCCGCACCGTATTGCTCATGAACTTTCTTCATATACTTCTGTTTTTCGTAGTTACGAACATCTAACATCTTTCTTAACTTACGAATTTGTTTTAATGTTAGTTTTGTTTTACGGGATTCACGCCACTTAGGCTTACTGTTATCAGCAGATAAATCCTGATAACCTTCTACAGCGGCGTCAAACATCTCAAATAATTTCATGTTAGTATTTATCTTTTTACATTCCGTTTCCAGCGGGAGCAGGAGTTCCACCTGCCATGCCGCCTGTAGCCGCATCGCCTACTGGGCCTGCAACAGCACCGTCAGGCATTGCACCTTCTTCTGGCGGAGCTTCCATGTCTGTCGCTGTTTGTTCATCTGTTTCTAGATCACCAACTGATACACCCACACTACGTAAGTCTGATCCTGCAGGATCATTATCAGATTCTTTATTATTTTCTTCACGCCACATAGTTTCGTTCTTAGAAATTTCTTCTTCAGTAAGACCTAAGAAACGTTCCAATGCAAAACGTTTAGAGATATACGGGTACTGTTCAATCGCAGTGAATGAACTGATACGTGCAGTATCTAATTCACTTTGACGATATGCGGCAAAGTTTTGTGGTGGATTGAATGTTAATTGGAATAGACCTGAATCAATGTTGAAGCCTCTCCAACGCAAGAATAATTTAAATTCCTCATCTAACTTCATTGCCAAATAGCTTTGAAGACGTTCACAGTATTGATTGAAACGGAACTCTTGAATCATCGCAGTACCAACACGACCGTCACTTAATGGAGTTGTGTTATCATCTGGCCCTGTAGGAAGATAGCTACTTGGTACTCGCAAGCCACGAGCTAACCTATTGTTGAAGTAGCGTAAGTCATCAATCTCTCCCAAATTTTGTCCACCGGGTAATACTTCAACACTTGATCCTCTGCCGTCAGCAGTGACTGGGAAGAAGTAATCTTCGTTCATTGATAATGGGTTATAACTAGCGTCAACTACACTAGAACCTCCATATATTGATGGAATTCTACGTTGATGAATTTCATTCTTTATTCTCTCCACAAAAGCCATAGCCATGTGACTTGGCATATTACCAACGTCAATTTTAAACATTCTACGTTCAGGCGCACGTTGTACACGATAGATAAGAACAGCATCTTCAAGCAATTCTTTTTGCTTATAGACTTTGAAAATGTTTTCCAATACTGATTGTCCAAAGGGCCAGAAACGATCCAGACCCTCTGTCAAACTTAGATGGACTACATGTTTAGCATCTATGGCTGACTCGCTCTGGCCCAAAGTGAATCGACTACCTGTTGTGTTGTATGGCATACTTGGTGCAGTGTATCCACCACTACCTCCTGAGCCTCCGCCGCCTGTACCACCTAAACCTGTTGCAGGATTAGCCGCAAAGTCTGTGTTAGTCTTTTGAGCCGCAGATAAGTTTTGTAAGTTAATATTAATGTCTTTGATAACATATTGTTCCGGCTTCTTACCTTCACTTTCATTAACAATAACTTTAATAATTTTAGTCATGTCAATCCAGTACAACTTAAAGTTCTCTGGATCTCTCACAAATACTTGATCGCCAAATTTGATAGTGTTTCTAAAAATCTTAAAAACTCTAGTATCAAATTCGTTTAGTTTACACCACTGTTGCAATTGAGTCTTTAATAACTCAACTTCGTGTTGAGTAGGTTCTTCTTTGAATTCAAATGCAAAAGGTGTTTTGTTATGTTCATTTTTCTGAGTACTGAACTCAGAGATAATATCTAAACAAGCGTTGATTTCTGCATCAACGTCCATCATCTCATACTGGTTGTAACGCTCAATACGGTTTGGGTGACCTGTATATACTTCTGGAAGACGACTTCCATAGTTCTTATATCCAAACTGGTCATTATTCCATCCACCTGTATCAGACCCATTTTGTCCGGGGCTACCATTCCAGGCACCTGGATTACTATTGCCGCCTGAGATTGGACTGGAGATACCACTTTTGTTTAAAAAACGTTTTTTATATGTCATAGCGTAGTATTTAGCGTTAAGCTTTAGAATACTTTAATAATTGCTCTTGGGTGCTATGACTATCACTTAGTTTATCTATCATATCATCCATTTTTTCTTCCATCATTTCCATTAGTTTAGCAATCATATCTGCGGTAGCTGTGTCACTAGTTTGCGTATTATTAGTGTTTTGTTGATTAAAAACAGAAGATAATTCTTGTTTATCTACCTTGTCTTTACCATCAAACATCTTGGATACATCTGGAGTGGGAATAACCATTTCTTTACCATGCAACGTAACATCGTATCCTGAATTTGGTCCGTTAAATATACCACCATTACGAGCTTGAAAGTGTACCGGATCATTAGGGACTTTTTGTGACAATCCCTGTTTGTTCATTGCGGCTATAGCGGCTGGATCGTTGTAATTTTGTATATCAACAGCTTCACCCTTTTCGTGCAAACTACGTCCGGGCTTACCAACTGGCATGCCGGTTTTACCACGTGCAACCCAGTCATCATATAATCTTTGTTGATCCGCTGGATCTCGCTTGGCACTGTTTAATTGTATAATTTTACCAGTACTTGCTTTATACTCCTCAGCGGCATTGAGAACAGCAGTTTTAATACCACTGTTTAATCCGTCAAATGCTTCTTTGCTTCCTGACTTAGCTGTGAATTTTATTACATCTTCAGGTTTAATCTTACTAGCTGTATCGGTTGAGCCGTCTGGTGGTTGCGGTGATAAAGGTGGTGGTGACGATCCTGCTTTACCACCACCGCTACTAGACGGAGCAGTAGCTTTACCACCTCCACCAGATGGGGCAGTTGCACCTCCACCAGATGGGGTTGTAGTGCCAGGGCCAGATGGAGCTGTAGCTTTACCACCTCCACCAGATGGGGCAGTTGCACCTCCACTAGTACTCGCGCCACTAATTCTCTTATAAATTTCTTCTAAGCGTTTTGCTTTATCTTCAGATGATCCTGGTTGATCTTTTACAGTAGCAATGTTTGATAAATCATTAATAGCTTGTGTCAAATCTTCCATTGCTTTTTTGGTTGACAAATAAGTTTTGTTTAGCGTATCAGTTGCTTTAGTAGAATCTTTTCTAGCTTCAATTTCTTTGTCAGCAATAATTTTAGCTACATTTCCTGCCTCCGGAGAACCTGCAACTGGAGCACCTGCAACTGGAGAACCTGCAACTGGAGCACCTGCAACTGGAGCACCTGCAACTGGAGCACCTGCAACTGGAGCACCTGGAGCACCTGCAATTGCTGGTTTATCAACCATAGATTTGCCTACACTCTTACCTACTTTTTCACCTACAATTTCACCACCTTTACTACCTAACCAACCACCAACTGCCGCCCCTAACAGTCCACCAATAAGAGTTCCTACAACCGGTACTACTGAACCGATTGCGGCTCCAGCGGCTGCTCCTCCCCAAGCGCCGGCTGCGCCGCCGGCCGCTTGACCAACACCTGTTCCAACGGCTTCTGATTTCTTAACAGTACCTTCGTCTTTAGTTAGTTCACCCGATTTAACTTTTTCATCTACATCTTTGGCACCTTGATATGCAGTCATTGCTCCAGCACCCACTGCTATTACACCGGCTGCAGGTCCTGCTACCCTACCCAATGCAGACGCACCTTTACCCAATGTACCAAGCATGCCGGCGCCTTTGGTTGCAGTAGCGCCTGCTTTAACAAATCTACCATCTGGTCCGCGAGGCGGTGTCGGTTTGCCTTTTCCTCCAGTTTTATCTGTACCTTTACCTTTACCCTTGCCATCTCCTAATAAGTCACCGACTTTACCCAATGCGGCTTTACCAGCCATAACAGTTAATGCAGTAGCGGCGATGGCAGCAGCCGCGGCTAGTGCAGTGGCTGCAATTGTAGACGCATCAAACCCTTTCAATAACGGGTTCATAGAAGCTATTAATTCATCTACTTTTAATTTAGCCGCACGTTCTGCTTCTGTTAACTCGTTACGTGCAACTTGCGCAGGATCTGTTGCCGCTGGGCCTTTATTATTTTTGTTGTCTTCAATTGCTTGTCTACCGCCGGCTGCAATTTCAGCCTGTGTCTTATCGTTGGTTGAACGCTTAGTAACCCCAGCAACAGTTTCCCCAGTTAGGCCAGTTGCTTTACGTAAATCTTCTGAGAATGCAAGTGCTGTACGATTGTTTTCCAACATCGTCTTAGCTTTCTTGTCATATTCATCAATAAACTCGCCTTGCTTATACTGACCTTTCTTGGCTGCATCAATCTGTTTCTGAACGTCTACACCTAATACAGCCATATTAGCTGATTCTTTGGTGATAGCTCCAGTTAAATATTGCATTTGAACTGCGGCTGTTTTTGCAGGATCTCCTAATGCACCAACGTCATCAATAAGTTTCTTTGCGGCTTCTTTTTCAGCATCAATCCGCTTAACCTTATCAGTGTCTCCGGCAGCTTCAGCGGCTTTGCGATCCATAGCCCATTTGTTTTCCATCAACTTCCACTCATATGTGGCTCTATTGACTTCTTGCTGTTTCTTCATCTCCTCAACGTTCTTACCTGACATTTCGGCAAGAACAACAAGGTTCTCAGCATAAGCTAATGACTGTCTACGTAATGATTCACCTGTCTTTTCTGATTTAGATAAGCCGGCGCCTGACTTATCTAACAATGAAACATAGTCGGCTTGTGCTTTAATTCTAGCTTCATCGTCAAAACCCAAACGTTGAAACGCCATACGCTGTTCTTTTGTAACAGCGGTCATTTCTGTAAATGCTTTTACACCATCTGATGAACTATTACCTAATATAGTTAAGCCGCCGCTCAAGCTTGTCATTGGCTTGATTAACTTGTCCATCTGATCGGATGCTAGACCAGCTTTGGCTCCCATCTGTCTAACTTGTTCAGCAGAGAACTTGTTAGCGGCACCTGTTTGACTGATTTTATCTGTAGCTTTTAATAAATCATCCGCTTGTTTAGTTGCCATTTCGGCAACCATAGAGAAGCCTTTGATGACACCACCTAAGATAGTACCCAATATACCAAAGTTTTTACCTAAACTGAGTGCGGCATCACCTGCATTCTTTATCGTACTATTGTATTTCTCAAATCCGTCTTTACCCGACAACACTGCGCTTGTCATTGATGTCAAGGCAGCAGTACCAGAAGTTGCGGCTTTAGAAAAATTAGCCATAGCCTCGGCGTATTTTCTAGACATTTCTGCATTGATTTTTTCTGCTTCGGTTGTTTCTTCAATACCTCGTTGCAGATTTTTCAATGATTTTGCGGCTTCTGCCGCAGACATTGTAGAGTCTTTCATTGACTTGCCCGTGCCCGTCATGTTACTCATCATGGCTAGCATGGCAGCGGCCATCTGCTCGTTTCGCTCAGACATTTGACGCATTGAATCGTCAAGCTTACGAACCGTTTCGTTCAGATTGTCCATATTTTCATTATTTTCAGCCATGCATTTTTACCCACTAAATATGTTTTATAATGTATTTAGTATTGGGCTAACTACTACTTTTTAACACAAGGACAACGAATGACAATTTCAAATAACCCCCTAAGACAGTATTTCCGTAGACCTGCGATTTATCTAAAATTACCTAGTGGTGGTGCGGGATATAAACCCGGGGTAATAGATGTTCCAGAAACCGGTGATCTACCGGTGTATCCAATGACTGCAATTGATGAAATCACTGCTAGAACACCTGATGCATTATTCAATGGCACAGCAATGGCCGAGCTTATTAAAAGTTGTATCCCGGATATTAAAGATCCATGGGCTGTTAATAGTACAGATTTTGATGCTATACTAGTTGCTATCAAAGCCGCAACCAATGGTAATAGCATGGATATTACTACTATATGTCCTGAATGTAATGAAGTAGCTGACTATGGAGTAAACTTAGTTGGATTGTTGTCAGGCATGAAGGCCGCAGATTATAATCAAGCATTACAGATAAATGAGTTAGAAATCAAATTTAGACCATTAACATACAGAGAAATGAATCAGGCTGCTCTTGGTCAATTTGATGCACAGCGCACATTTGAGTCATTAGAATCTGAAGAAAACATAGATGTTCGCAATAGAAAAACTCAGGAAGCTGTAAAAAGTATTACTGAATTAACTATGAAGATCCTAGCACAAACAATAGAGTACATCAAAACTCCAGGAGCTGTTGTATCAGAGTATGACTACTTGCTAGATTTCTTAACTAATTGTGATAAAAACATGTATGTTTCAATACGTGATTATAATGCACAACTAAGAGAAAGCACTCAAATTAAACCATTAAAATTGAAATGTATACACTGTCAACATGAGTATGAACAAGCATTTACTTTAAACACATCTGATTTTTTCGCATGAAGCTTCTACGCCTTGACCCCGGAGGCGTACAGAAGCTGTTAGATGAGATGGAAAAAGATTGCAGTGATATAAAGAAAAATGCATTGAGTCTAGCGTGGTATATGCGGGGTGGTATATCCTATGAGGATGCGCTCAACATGTCCATGGATGAAAGAATTCATATTAATGAATTGATTGAGAGTAATTTGGATATTACTAAGAAGTCACAGTTACCATTCTTCTAACCGTAATATTTCATTTATCTTATCGGGTTTCATTTAGAGATGAACTTCGTTCATCTAACTCATTCGTACTTCGTACTCATTCGTTATTTCTTACGGTTAATCAGATTAAACTCATACGGGATATGATTGCCGCTTAGAAGCCATGGTAGTGCTATTAAGCACTACCAATGGTAAAGGGAATATGCCATGCCCGTCATCCTTTGTTATCTTTTCCCCGTCTAGTCAGCTATTTGATGCTACTAAACGCTACCGGTTACACTGTAAAGTTTATGGGACTGTAGTGAAGCTGTCAAGTTTTTATGTTGATTCTTCTGTAACGCACATTCTATATCGCAAAGATAAAGTAGATATAGACTTGTTAGAGGTTCGCTTTTCCGATTGCCTCTTCGGTATTCCATAGTTATCGCTAACTATGCTTACTCCAGATCCGTCAGCACAGCACAATCTGTACAAACTCAAGGAGGTCCTGCAGCCAGGACAGCGAATTTTTATATTAACTTAATTTATTTGTGGAATTTGTATTGGGGTTGTTGTAAAGGTAATAGTTGACGTGGTGTCTGTTTTGCCCGAATATAGTTTGAGAAGGTCTCTGTTGTGTTTGAAAAAGTCATTAAACTCAATGATTAGCCAATCACCGAATTTACTTGAAGAATAATACATAAAGTTATCAGTTTTCCAAGTAGCGCCGCATTGCACAGCGACATAACGACCTTTGCGGTTAAACTTCATAAACAATAGATTCACATCACCTTCTTCGGCAACATCCATCAATTGTTCAATCCAAGTATTTAACTGCTTACACTCGCCTGCAAGTACTAAGTGAAAAGGAAAATCAGCATAAAACTTGCACTCAATGTTCATTTTACTGAAACTTTGACCGGGTACAATGTCGCCCTTAAAAGAGCGAATCTGACCCTCATGCAAGAATTCTGTGCGTGATTGATTCTTTCCACCCACATAAGCTCCTGATCCTGGTGCACGAATAAAACTCTCTCCGTAAATATCAGAAAGAAATTTAGCGACCTCTCGTTCAAAACCTGAACCTTTTGCTTTTTGTGGACTTGTCATGCTAATACTTATCGCTGTATAGGGGTACTTGCATTTTTCCACTGATTGTCAAAGTGTATCATGTTACTAGGGCTAGTAGTAGTACGGTCATCACATAATCTATGACAAGGTGTAAATGGTTTATCGGTATTCCAAGAATCAGTTATTGTTTTAAAATTAGGAGATTTTATAGCTTCTCTAATTTCTTCAGTAAGTGTTGGGCCACCGTCGTACATATAACAACAAGGAAGTATATCACCATTAGAAGTAACAAATATACTTTTTTCGTCTAATGCTCTACATTTAATCATTGGTATTCAATTCCCTTAGGTGGCTTGAAAGTTTTACGCAAGTGCATGAATACAGGTTTATTCATACGATGACTAACTTTAGTTCGGAAACCTACAAAGCCCATGTCACTTGCTATTCTCCTAGCTTCTTCTACTTGGTGTTCATTGTATTCAAATACTAAAAATTCCCAATGCGCTTTACCACCTGCGGCTATAAACGCAGAAGCATTTTTCATTATCTTGTCAAAGTCAGTATTTACCCGATATATATGATTTGTATCTTTTAACCCGTCAATACCAAAATAACACTCATCACCGAACTCAGACAATACACTACCTAGTTCTCTCCACCAGGATGTGTTACGCAGTCCACCGTTTGTGTGCATACATAATCTGATGGAATTATTTACTTGCCTAAAGTATTTAAATATTTCAATACATTCAGGAGCGGCAGCCGGGTCACCGTAGTTACCGCACATGAACATATACTCTAGGTTCTTAATAAACTGTTCGTTGAATAACTGTTTTATTTGTTCTAAAGATAATGATTTGGGATCAGTGTCTTTATTAAATTTTGGATCAATTTCTCTACCACACATAGGACAAGCCGCGTTGCAAACACTACTTGTTTCTAGATGTAGAGTTTTAATACTATCAAGTTCAAACATCTGACATCTCGCTATCAGTACTATATGATGTAAAGCCGTTTTCTTTGATAACTTTGAGTACGTTAGGTACACGACCGGCAAGTTCTTCTCTATGTGATACTAGCCAAAT